AAAAAGGGGCTAAGATGCCAGTGATGAACGACTAGAAGTGTCCGGCTCACGGGTACTTTGAATCGCGTGAAGCGGTATGTCCTCATGGGTGTACCGATGTACAAGTGGTTTTCTTGCAGCCTGTAGGTATGACAAGTGATCGTACCAAGGGTAGCGACAAGACCCTGAAACAACTTGCACTGGACTTTAAGATGAGCGATGTGAAGTCTGTCAAACACGGAGAAGCACAACCACCACGGTTTGCTAAACCAGACAATCCGTTTGCCCCACGTTGGGGTTCTCCGGGTGATCTTGGCGGCTTTAACTTGCGCTCTGTCGGAGGCGAAAACGTATCCGGCATTGGAGCAGTAAAAGAAGGATCAAAACTTTCGGGGCCGCGTGTTGGCAGTTACATTGCCGACCATCAAAACTTGAAACTTGACAAATGAGAATACCTACCGACCCATTAGAACGTGAGATGTTTTACATGGACATCATGCAAAAGTGCATGGTGTCTATGGAAAGCAGACGCACAGAAGCAGAAGGCTTGCGATCCTATTACCTCTTTGGCGCAGGGCCAGAAGAAGCGCCAGCACAGTATAACAAAATCTTCCCGCACATAGATCAACTATCTGCGTTTATGTATGCGGCAGATTCTACACGCTTTTCAATCAACATTGGAGCCAGCGAGTCTGAAGACTATCAGCGCATGGTTCCTGTTTTGACTAAGGCACTATACGATTACTGGCTTAATAGCAATGCAGATCAGGTCTTTGGTCAAGCCTTAAACTGGTCATTTTGCTACAACACCACCTTTGTAAAACCAGTTTGGCGCAATGGTATCCACCCGTACATGGTTGAACCAGCAGCCATTGGCGTGCTGCGCGAAGACGTTCCGTACACTGATCGTCAAGAAGCGATGATTCAGCGCTACTACATGACCAAGAGCGAATTGTTCTCACGGCTGTGGTCGCATCCCAAGAGAGATGAATTGGTGCGCCGCATCACCTTCTCTCAGCAAGAAACGTCTGACAATGCTTCAGGTATGGATCGTGTGATTACGTCTGCAACCAATCCTACCATCTACGGAAACATTAACTTAAACCTCACTGGCGTAAACCGCTACGTGCCTATGATTGCCGAAGACACGGTGATGATGCACGAACTTTGGATTTACGATGATGAGATTGATGACTACCTATGCGTCACGATTGCTGACCCTAACGTAGTAATCTTTGACCGTGCGTCCAAGATGATGTTCTTGGAAGGAGAAGTGCCTTTCGTTCAAATTTCTCCCAATCCGCAGTACGACTACTACTGGGGGCAATCAGAAGTGCAACGCTTGATCTTCTTGCAAGACATGAGGAATAAGCGCACCACTCAGATCATGCAATTGCTAGACAAACAGGTAGACCCACCCACGGTATTGCAAGGTTTTGGTGGTCTATTGGATGAGAAAACCTTTGCATTGCGCCGTGCTGGTGGCCTATTGGCTAACGATATGCCCAACGGCAAGGTCGAACAGTTTGCTCCAGACATACCAAATGACATATTTCGTGAGATTGCTGAGATTGATGCCATGTTTGCGGAGGCTTCAGGTATCGTTTCCGTTCTGCAAGGCCGGGGTGAAAGTGGTGTTCGTAGTGCTGGACACGCCTCCCAACTGGCTCGACTCGGCTCTTCACGCGCTAAAAAACGCGCTTTGGTCATTGAAAGCGCCTTGGAGAAACTGGCAACCCTCTATCTGAAGATGATGATGGTATATGACGATACCGTTTACGTTGATGAAAAGGGTAATAAGTTTATAGCCAAGCAGTTTACCGATGATTTCACAGTGAAAGTGGACGCGCACAGTAATAGTCCAATCTTCATGGAAGACCAGCGAGAGATGGCTTTCAGCCTGTATCAGGCCGGAACTATTAGCAAAGAGCGCTTGATCGAGATGATTGACCCGCCCATGAAGCAACAACTGCTTGAAGACTTGAAAAAACAGACTCAAACTGTACAAACGCCTCAAAGCCCTGAGATTCCTCAAGGCCAAGAGCCAATCGCACCTCAACCGGGAGAGATAGATGGCGGCCCTGCCTAACCAACCAGAAGGAAACCTCCGCACCGGCGATCAGCCCCGTGCTACGGAAACATCCATCAAAGATACTGAACGAAGCATGGGAAGAATCTCTTATTCACGCCAAGCACAGCGTGGAGGGTTCCCCAAAACTTCATACGGGACACGTTACATGAGGAAATCATAAGTGGCGAAAATGCAGTCACGCCCTTTTTTTTGGTTGACACTATAGTTTGTCTCAATTGAAAATCCGCACATCATAGGAACAGGATTACATATGGCTGTTTCAAGCAAAGAAATGATGGATATGCTCAAGTCTGAGCAACCACAACCGACACCTCCTCCCAACGAGCAGGCCAGCCAGACTGCGCCTATGCCATCCCCAATGACCACGCCTGAGCCACAGTCGGGCAACATGGAGCAAGCACGTTTGAACGTGATGATGGCGCTCGATATGATCCAGAACGCCTTGCAGACCTTTGGCCTTGAGTCCGAAGAGGGCATGGCACTTCAGGATGTTGTTGGAAAGATTACGGCAAAATTCGGAGAGCGTGAGTCTGATACCCGTCAACTCATGCCAGCAGAGATCATGAATTTGATTCAAACCTTGCCGCAGGCGGGTGGTGCAACCCCTGAAGCAAGGGCAGTCGCAGCAGCACCAGCACCCGGAACTCAACAACCTCCATTACCCATTTAAGGAGAAGTAAATGGAACTCTTCAAACCACGTGGCAATCTGGCTCCGCGCCGACCCACAGATAACACTCAGCAGAACGGTCAAATCGTCAACACTCCGCGCTTTGCAGAGTTTGGCGGCTTAACTGCTCCAAACAAAATTGGCCCCAAGAACAAAATGACTCTTGGTAAGCCGGGTGACGGTAAAAAAGTCATCTAATTGACAGAAAGGGGCTAACAAAATGTCATTAGAGAATTTATCCGTAGAAGCACAACAAGAGTTGGCAATGCTTGCAAAGACTTTGGCTGAAGACCCAAAGACGCGCAGATCATTTCTTCAACTTACTAAGCAAGTACGCCCGGATGTTCCAATCCCTGAGATTGAAATTGAAGAGCGTACTAACTCAGTCCTTCAGCAAGCCGAAGACCGTGTTAAGTCTTTAGAAGACAAACTACGGGCTAAGGAAGCGCGGGAAGAGTTAACAAAACGCCGCGATACCCTAGTCAAGAAGGGTCTTGTCGAGTCCGAAGACGAAATCAAGGAAGTCGAGAAGATCATGGTTGAAAAAGGTATTGCAAATCACGAAACCGCTGCTGAATACCATTCGTGGATGAAGCAAGCGGCAGCGCCTACACCATCGCAGTTTCCGCAGCCCGTAATGTCGAAGTTTAATACCAAGGATTTTATGAAGAATCCTGTTGGTGCGGCACGTGACGCGGCTCATGCAGCATTAAGCGAATTTAGGAAAAATCCGAAGCCTATTGGCTTTTGATTTTATTGGTTTAGGGGCTTTTTTCTAGGAGATTAAAAATGCCTATTGGCGGAGGAATTATACCGGCCTCTGGGAGTCAACAATACACGGAACTTACTTATGTAACGCGCCGTGCGTTTATTCCCAAGATGGTCGTACAGATTTACAACTCTACGCCCCTCATGGCTGCATTGATCGCCAATAGTCAAACCGCTTCTGGCGGTGTGTCATCGGTGACGGTGCCCGTTCAGGGTTCACAGTTTGTTAACGCTCAGTGGTCGGATTATTCCGGTTCCTTTGCACAGCCTAGCGTTCAGCAAGGCGCGTACAACGCTGAGTTTAACCTCAAGTTGCTAGTGTCTCCTGTACCGTTCCTCGGTATGGAAGGTGCAGTGCAGCAAGACTACGCAATCATCCCCCTCATCGAGGCTCGTATGAATGACGCGACCAACGTGATGATGGATGCTATGGCTACCTCGCTGTACAACAACACCTCGGATACTCAGCAGTTTACGGGCCTGCCCATCGCTGTTGACTCATCGGGTACATACGGCAACAT